ACGGCTTTATTGCCTTTGATGAAGGTGACTTCCTAGATCGCAAAGAGGGCATGAAGAAGCTGGCTTTGCAGTATGGTGGGACGATTACGCCGACCTACTACTTCAACTTCGGCGTGTTTGCCATCCGGCGGAAGCACGTTGGCTTACTATCCCTACCCCCGCTGGGTGTGGTTCCTAATCACTTTGGGATGCAAACCTGGGCGAACATCCAAGCCCACCTATGGGACATCCCGTTATCGGGGTTAGACCCTGCCTACAATTGCATGACTTCGGTAGAGGAGCAGTACGGCCTAGATCGCCACAAGGATGCCTACATTATTCATTACGCTGGGCAGTCGAATGATCTGGATAAATTAGCGGCGCAGATTGCGGCTGATGAGGCCAAGTTAAAAGAGCTAGGGCGGTGACAGAGATTAAGGTCGTGGAGGAGTGTGGTCGCTACAGACTACACACGATGGCGGGGAACGTCATTGGTCCACGACTTTACGGCTCGCGTCCGCCGACTAACTTTCCGCCGTTGCAGGATTTGTTTGACACCTTGGAAGCGGCGCAGGAGGCTTGCGAACTGTGGAATCAATACGCTCTTTGGCATCAAGCACAACGTAAGAAGAAATGAGATCGACGCAACTAACCAGAGGAAATCGTGATGACAGATTGCAACAACTGGCGGGAGAGGTGGCACTGCGAGCTATCGAAGACTTGCGGTTACTGCGCCGACGGGGGGCGGTGAAGGGCATGAAGGTTATACCTTGCTACACGGGGCGGGACTTAACCGAGTGTCCTGAATACAATAATACAATCGAGATCCGAAAACTGCTACGCGACTTTAAGAATGGGACGGTGACGTGGTGGTGTCGGGCTAGTGGAATTGATATCGACACCCGCCGACTTTTGAGGATGATGGAAGTATGACTTTGCACATCGTTAACTTCTTGGGCGATCTGTTTAACTTCTTCGCGTGGGGAACTTTGTTTATGTCGGTGTTTGTCTCAATCGTGGCAACGGCATCCTACATCACCATCAAGATGATCGAGTATATCATAGAGTTATTTCGTGAGTGAGTTCCGACAAAAGGTATTAACAGCGGCAGTTGACCGCTATGTGCTGACACCTAGCCAGTGCATGATGCTGCGCCAAGACGCAGAAGTGATCGGCATGAAACGTGCGCCGGTGCTGGCCAAGGATGGAGTGACACGTACAGTATCGCGTACGCGAACCTGTACATCGTGCTGGGTTCCATTCGCAAAACATTACGAGTGGATCTACAAAGTGATGCGAGAGCTTACAGACAGCATCAATGCCGAGCAATGGCGTTTCGACATCCAAGGCATCCAACAGTTGCAGATCCTGCGCTACTCGCCGTTACAGAAATTTAGCTGGCACTGGGATTGTTACACATCTGAGGCTCCAGTACGCAAGCTTACGGCAGTGGTTAACCTATCTGCCCCAACCGAGTACCTGGGCGGTGGATTGCAAGTTAAAGCCGACATCGAGAACGTGCGGTTTATCCGAGAGCAGGGGGCTGGGTGCTGGTTCCCGTCCTACGTCGAACACAGAGCGCGTGCGCCTATCTTTGGTACACGCTGGGTGCTAGTGGCTTGGTTAACTGGACCTGCTTGGCGATGACTCACGCCGCCAACCTACCCCGCCACCAGTACGTGTCGGTGGATAAATCTGTCTGTAGCCAGGGGCGAGCGCAGGGCTGGGAGGATGCGGTTTGGTTTGGGTTATCCAGCGTGCCGCATAGGGCTTGGGCTTGCACGGTGATGCTAAAATGCGGTGCGCTTTACCGAGGCTTACCGCTGTCAGCTATCTGCCACGATCCGGCAGGACATTCCCACAAGTGGGAGTTGCGGGATGCACAACGCTGGGATTGTTTTGGGTACAACTTCTCTACGATAGAATACGATTATCTGCGGGAGTTAGACTGCAACGTGTGGATTGCCAGCAGGCAGGAGTGGATGGGTGGAAGCTATATGTTCACCGCCGAGCCGTACGGCGATGCCTACAGCCTAGAACCTAGCCAAACTAAGTCGCACCATTTCATCGCTCTGCAAAACGGACGGATGACGTGTGTGCCAGGTAACAATGTGTTGTTCACAGAAACTTCGTTTACTGGCAAGAAACCTATTGCCAAACCAGATTGGCTTCGGGTACAAACGTCAACCTACCACGCCGAGGAACAAGGTTTTGACGCTGTGGTGGGTGAAGAAACAGCATGACAAATTTACGCGCAGATAGTTCAGTAGTAGAACTTCCCCTATTCCAAGGGGAGGACGGCGGTGCAATTCCGACCTCTGCGCTCCATAATTTGAATGGATGGATTGTGGAAAGGTGCCTAAGAAATCATATTGAACCATTTATAGAAAAATGGCATTACTCAAAATCAATAAATGGATGCTCGACCAGTTATTGCTACAGAATGTTTGACGCAAATAAACTTATGGTTGGAGCAATGTTTTATGGGCCAATGGCAATGGCTGGGCAGTATAAAAGGTTTTCAAATAATAGAGAAAATGTTATTGAGTTGAGAAGATTATGCTGCATAGACGTAACCCCTAAAAATGCAGAAAGTTTTTTTATATCTAAATCCTTAAAGATGCTTTCCAAGGATTGGAATAAGGATGGCATTGTTGTTTCATATTCAGACATGGAATATGGGCATTCTGGAGTGATCTACAGAGCGGCAAATTTTGAATGCCTGGGTCAATCTGGTGGGGCAAAAGTCATTCTTCTGAACGGAAAGAAATATCACGATAAATCTTTAAGGGCAAAATATAATGGAAAAATAAAACCATTTGCTGAGAGATTAAAATTAGCATTGCAATGCGGAGATGCAGTGTTTAAAAATACTGCTGGAAAATATACTTTTATCTATAGGCTAAATAGATTGAAAGGAAGCAACAAGGAGGAGTCCGCATGAAATCAATCTACAAATACGCACGGCTGGAGGTGAAGGCATTGGCCGAGTTGCTGGAGCGTAACGCCTGCCAGCCTGGGCGGTTGCTGGAATCAAACGTTTCACCCCTAGCATGGATTATGAATCAGATGTTGTACGACAAGTTTCACGGCAATGGCTGGAACCTTAACCTACTCACTGGAGCTTTTGAAAAAGTATGACTGACGATCAAAAACAGAGACTGCGCTGGGCGAGGGATATGCTGCTGACCGCAAGGGAGAGGTTGGTTGAAGAACGCAGCCAAGCCACGCATGGTAGGTCGGTCAACTTTATCCAAATCATCACGATGGTGGATGCGGTGGCTTTGATAGCCAAGGAGATGGTGGAGGCGTGAATGAGCTTACCCACCTCGACCTCTTCTCAGGCATCGGAGGCTTTGCCCTTGCCGCCAAGTGGAACGGATACCGCACACTCGCCTTCTGCGACAACGAACCCTACGCCCAAGCTGTCCTCAAAAAGCATTGGCCGGACGTGCCGTGCCACCAAGACATCCGCGAAGTACGAGGCGAGCTATACGCAGGAGTCACTCTTCTTACAGGAGGGTTTCCATGCCAAGACATCAGTTACGCAAAGTCTTGGACAACCCAAGGAGAGTTTGAGTCAAATGGAATTGAAGGACAAAGAAGTGGACTCTGGTTTGAAATGCAAAGGGTCATCAAGGAGGCAAGGCCAAAGTTCGTGGTCGCAGAAAACGTCCAGGCACTCACGAACCAAGGACTCGACATCGTTTTACAATCGCTTGCCGACATCGGGTACGATGCGGAATGGCAAGTTGTGCCAGCCGCTATGTTTGGCGCACCCCATCTCAGGAAAAGGGTTTGGATTGTGGCTTACCCCATCGGCATCGGACGGGAGCAAGAGAGCATCATTTTCAGCGAAGAGTTTGGCAAAGAGATACGATGTTCATCCGAATGGGAATCTTGCGGAACAATATGCAAAACTAACGGGAAAAAGATTATGCCCGAATCTTTTGGAGTTCATGATGGGCTACCCACAATGCCACACAGAGCTGAACGCATCAGAAGTCTGGGCAACGCCATCGTCCCGCAAGTCGCGTCAGAAATCATCCGATGCATCAACAAAGTAATGGAGGATAATAAATGAAACTCTGGACCAACAACACCAACGCTGTAACCGTCGTCGACGACAATAAGCTGTGGCCGAGATGTAGCTACATCCTACCCGATGAGCTAGTCAACCCGCCGTTTACCGATGGAATACCAGTTCCACACCTAATCAAGCCGTACTACCCAGGCCGAGCCGAGGGTGGGACAACAGCAGTTTACCGCGCCGGTGCAATCGGGGATGCGATCATGGCTACTGGGGTGATCCGATACCTAATCGAGACTTCGGGGGGTGCAGTCGATGTCTACTGCCCTGCCCGCAATATGCCTCTCTACGCTGGGCTGGGG